AATGGTGCGACCGGATCCATGTAGGGCTGGCGCTCGTAGAACTGCTGGCTGTTGTATCGACTCAGATATGTCGCGATCTGTCCCTGCTGCGCACGGGTGTATTGGCCTTCACGGAGACCAGCTTCGATCTCTTTCAATGCCGCATAATCACCAGCCTGCTTGGCGTAGTTGTTCACATAGCGGTCCATGCTGTTGCCTTCCTGGCCAGCAGCTTGATACGCCGCTGATGCCTGCAATGCTCGGTATCGATACTGCTGAACTGCAACAGCTTCTGCCATGCCACGCTCCTGGAGCTGCGCTGCCAGCGCCTGCGATTGATTGGCGTAATCAGCACCCGCTGATGCTCTGGTGTTGAGAACAGTCTCCGCCTGCGCAATCTCTTTAGCGAACTCAACGGCTCGCAACTGCTGGGTGTAAGCGCCCTGCTGATTGAATCGAACAGTGTCGCCCCAGTATTTGTATTGCTGGTTCAGATCATTGCGCTCGGCATTCATCGTTGCCTGCCACTGATTGAACTGCGTCGTGGCGTCTTGGAAGGCAGTTTGATTTACATACGCCTGCTGCCTTGCATTGGCCTCAGCCTGACCCTGCAGCAGGCCCATCCCAAACTGCAGACCACCCAGCGCCATGCCGACAGGGCCACCTAGTGCAGTTGAGAGTCCTGTACCCATCGCTCCAATGTTCATCAGTCAGCCCTCCAGAAATCGCAGAACAATGCAGCCGAGGGGCCAAATGGCCGGGGCCGTTCAACCGTAAAGCCCAGATACTGGAGCCATTTAATGCTCTCAGTGTTCTTTGAATAGACCTGATTGAACAAAGGGCCGCCCAATTCCTCGAGGCAAGTATCCACCCATTGTCGGCCCTCAACGCATAACTGCCAGCGTGCGCGGCGATTCTCCGTCAATCGATCAGTTCCAAGCATCCAGATGCGTTTCCCTACGACCCCGCAGAGGCCACACGGAACACCGTCGTCAGTCACCATGCCGCGCACAATGTCTGACGATGCCCAGCTTTGAGTCACGGCATCACGAGCATTGCAGCCATGGCTGAGCATCACCTCGTTGACATCTGAGTCACGCAGGTGATCCGCCACATCGAGGACATGGTCAACGGTTGGCTCATAAACCCAACGCATCAGGAAGCACCCGAGCGGCTGGTCACCATGCCGATCCACTCCAAGGTGGAGAACTTCGACGGGTGCGGCGTGTCGTTCAACAGCTCCACAAGGATCCGGTCACCGCGACCCATGATCGGCACGTTGAATACGCCCTGGTATTTGAGCGCAACATCTGATGTGGGTGGCGTTGCTGGAGTGCCAATCGATGACGCCCGCACTGCCAGGACGGTGCCATCGAATGTATAGAGACCTTCCTTCCGATTCTCTGGAATGACCCTGACCTGGAAGAAGCCAGATTCCTGATACGCGAGCTTGGCCTGCCGCACCTGCGTGCGAACGACATTGCGAACTGCTTTGCCGCCACCGATGTCGCTCATCAGTTTGAAACGGCTGAATCTGTATCTGAATTCGTATTTCTCACCGGCCCAGACTTCCTCCTTCGACCAGTCACCTCGAGCGGTGACAGTTGTGCCGTCATCAGTGGAACCCAGCAGAACAGGGCCTGCCTTGTTCGTCTGAGTCATGTTGTAAGCGCTCCAAACCTGCACCTCATTCGTGGCCGTGTATTTGAGCGTGAACGTCGTCTCATTTGACTGCTTGTCATAAACGCCCTTGTCCATCCGCAACGCCGCAGGCGTTGCTGTCGTGGTGCTGATCAAGCGATCGAGCAGCATCGGATATGGCGCATCAATCGTTCCTTCTGCGCGATCTAGGACAGAGATCTGCTCCAGGTAGACCTCGTCTCCGTATTGCATCAAGCAATAGAGAACTTCTCGAATGCAGACGATCTGCAGCACCTGATCAGCGCCGAACTCCCAGAACGACCAGCTGTTCTGCGCACGCTCGGCACCATCGCCCGTATTGCGCAAGAACCATTTGTAGACATAGATCCGCTTGCGGTAATCAGCGCCCAGCATCCCTGGCTGATTTTTGGCACTCAACAAGAACGCAGCGTTGCCGGTGTCGTTGACCGTCAGCTTGAAGCACTGGTCAGGGATGTAGCTGCTGACATAGCCGGTCAGATCAGCAGCATCTGCAGTCAATGCAGTTCCCGCGCCACGCACGGCAAACTCACGCATTTGCGACCACTGGCCATTGGTTTGCATAAAGAAGATGCCACCACCGGCCTGCTGTGGCCTGACATTTACGTCAACGTCAAACTGCGTCAGCGCTGTAATTTGCGCCGTCGCTGGTGTCAGGACTGTCTCCGCTGCATTAAATCGATACTGGATTTGCGCAGAGAAAAGGATCAGCTCATCCTGATACGGGACTGCGTACCTGAGGACTGACACTCTGTTGTTGCTAGCAACAACATCAATAGGATCGGTATCAAGAACCGTTGTAACAGTCTCGGGGAAGAACTCAAAAAATTCTCGAACCCTTGAGAGAACAACATTCTCGTCAGCCAAGAATCCGAGCCGGTTCTTGTAGATAAAGATGTCGTTAATCGCATAGCCAACAAACGATGGATCAGGAGATGTGTCGATGTCGCCCGAGATCCGTTGGCCCCAGGCCGGCACGTCGCCAGGGATGCCAGCAACCGTTTGACCATTGACGGGGCCGAACCAAAAGTTGCCGTCTGACTTGCGGATCAAGACGTGCGGCATCGTCGCCGGATCGAGCTTGTACTCAGTCCCCGGAGCGACAGTCTCTGCCCATTCACCCTCTCCAAACGTCCCGCTGCGGGGCTCAAATTCGACGTAGTAGTTGTCGAAGTTGGTGCCGGGGTCTCCAGTGATCTGGACCTGATAGCCCTCCGGCGCAATCGTCGGCAGCTCGGTAAACACCTGCACCGTGTCGAGAATTGCTGTGATCGTGGCGTTGGCCTTGGCGTCAGTTGCTGACACCGTGATCGGGCTGTCGGATCGGAACCAGATCACTGAACCTGACCGGCTCTTGTCGACACCGCTGATGCCATCCATCAGCGCCTGGGCAATCTCCTCAGAACTGATTCGGTTTTCTGTGACGGTGCTGCCGTCAACGACAACAGCTGCGACAGGTGTCTCGACTTCGACGTTGGTGCCGTTGACGTTCAGAACGTATTTATTGCCATAGACAGCCTGCTTGACCCAGACAAGGCATTCATGAGCCTTGGGTCTGGGAGTCTCCGGTGCTGTGGCGGAATCCATCGCCGTAGTCACCTGCGTGTTCGTGATCCAGGTGTAGTCAGCAATCGTGACTGCTCGGATCTGCTGCTTGGCGTCAGTAACCGTGCTCAGATAGTCGTAGGCATTGGCATCTGCCGTGACGGTCTTTTCAGTGCCATCAAGCTCAAAGACCTTGATGACATCTTTGGTGATGACGCTGATGTATTCCTCCTGCTGGTCGCGCAGGATCGTGTGAAAAAAGGCGTCACCGAACGGTGTTTCGCTAACCCTGGCCAGCGACCTGGAGCTGTCGCGTTTTCGCAGCCCTTCTGCGATCGACGACACCGCATTCACCTGAATCTCGCCCTGACTCGGATCCCGCTGAGCGTCAGGCTGCTGCGACACCCCTTGGATCAGGTTGGGGATCGTTACCGCAATGTTTTTCATCAGAAGATTGAGTAACCGTTAGCGACACGGCGGTTCATCAGCCCTGTGTTCGGCTGATACGTCGGGAAGGCGTAGGCGCCAGTGAGCATGTTGGATTGCTCCTGCTCCAGCTCGATCCGCTCCAGCTCCGCCTGGGCATCGGCTTCATCCTTCGCGGTGTATTTGAACAGGGCCTCAGAACCCAGCGATCGATCGGAGAAGATCCGCGCTGCTCTGACAGTGACCCAGCGGTTGTAAGCCTCAGGCACGTCGTCCCAGGCCAGCAGCCAGACCACATCAGCAGCAATCTCTGTGATCTGCTCATCGATCAAAAACGTCCGCTTCAGCAGGTCGTAAACCCTCTGACCCCGCAACTGGAAACGACCGTTGTACTGATAACGATTAACCGAGAAGCCAACGACTTCAGCAGGAACCTTGATCTCGCCTGTGGCCACATCCCTGCTGAAGGGGTAGTTGTATTCGCTGTTCCAGCTCCAGCCTTTCGTCTGGCCTTCTTTGTGGACCTCAAGGCAGGTGCGCTGCGCAACCCGAGCATCTTGGATCTGCTCATTGTCGAGAGTGTCGACCGGCTGCTCGCCAATGTTTTCCAGGCAGATATTTACAGCGTCTAAAAGACTGGTTCTTCCCTGAGCGGTGGACTGCGCAACTAGCGACATTTGCTCTACGAGGACGATGACTGCATTCTGACGGAACACAAAAAAAGGGGCCAGCTATGACGGCTGGCCCCCTTGCTCGCGCTTTCCAACTACAAGGTAATCAAGTGGTTGAGATCTGGCAGGCACACTCGGCGCGTAGTACACCCATACCAAGGGCTTGACGGGCGACCATCAAGTCAGACTGGTACTGCACGCGATACTCAGCTCCTGTCAACTGAAGTGAAGGACTGAGCAAGGAGACAACACCAACTGCGTCGCGATGGAAGATCAGACCGCGGCACTTGGACAGGTTCTGGGCGTAATCGCTATTCACGTCACCAGCGACCAGTGTGTAGTTGGGCTGGACAACATGGTTGCTTGAGTAGAGAGGAATGCCAGCGATTCTGGCAGTCTCACCTTGAGCAATAGTGCCGTTACCTCCGCCACCGTTGAAGTCAACGTTGATGGCACGACTTGACTGCGTGATTGAGTAATAGTCGTCAGGACTAAAGACGGCATACATATTGTCAATGGGCACATCTTTCTGCTCAAATTGAACACGAGCATCGAAGATGGCATCCACTAACTGGTCGCCGCGTTGCTGACGAGTTTTGGCGTCAAATGTCGCCGCATCTTCACCCAAATCGATCGCAGTTCCAGTGCGGCC